CTTTTATGCTTGGATAACGAAATAAGTTTAGTATCTTAGCCAAACAAACGACAAACAAATTCAAAATGAATTTAACAAAGCAGCAGTTTATTGACAACGGTTTTCAAGACATGAGTAACGAGAATGACATAGTTGAGTTCTCTGTCATCCTTAGGCATGGTCAGCACCGTTTTCTGATATGGTTCAATGGTTCAATAATAACGAGCGCATCAACTTTTTCGCATTTCAAGAAAGTAGCGAACAAGATTATTAAAGAACGAAACCTTTCGGAAGCATGAAGGACTTTAAACAAACAAAACTGAAGCAAGCGTTTTTGACCTTGCACGCTCTCCGAGAAGAGCAACCAACAAACAATCGTCTAACACGAACCGCGCTCAAAATGGCGATGGACATCGTAGAAGAAAACATCGAGCAATGAACAAATTACCAAAGGTTGGAGATATTGAACACGTAAGCCACATTGATGGCAAACCATTGGCAAAGCCATATTACACGCTGTGCGTAGAACTTAAAGAGCCGGAGGCTTTTCATCGGCAATTCTTCCCGAATCAAAAAGCAATTCCTCAGCGCAAACATTTTAACACTCGCGAAGAGGCCGAGCAATACGCGAAACAAAACTTAAAACAATGATCCATACACAACAAGAAAATTGGGTCACGGGTAAGACGCATACGCGCTCCGCGTCAGCATACCGAACAAGTATCTGGACACCCGTTGACGAAGACGATTTGAACGACAACCGACAGAAGTATATTGATGCGGGTTGGCAGTCGTATCTGTGGACAAAGGGGTACGGAGGAGGAGACAAACACTTCCTTTCCAAGCTACCACGGGACGAGTTCAAAGAGCTTATTTACGTCAAGATGGATTATCCGAACTTCTGTTTATTCTATGACATCAATGAATGAACTCCGACCCGATGCATTCGCGTTCTACAAATGGGCGCAAGCAGAACACAACTCAGAAGATATTGACCGCCTTATCTTCGACCTTGAATCGACACTCGAACAGTTAAACAAAGCAATTAATGAAAAAGCCAATATGTGTCCGAAGTAGCGTGAACGTAAATCCCGCGAAGGACTACAACGACTTCGCCCAAAACCTAAGAGATGAAGACGCGGAATTCGATCGCCTCATCTCTCAACTCAAAGAATCCATCCGCAGAGCGCGGACGAAATAAATCCCTAAAACCAAAGAAAATGGGACAATCTAAAATCAAGACCATTCAACCGAATGGCACCTATGACAGCCAGAACGGCTTGATGTACAAGTTCGAAATCGAACTCGAATCCGGAGACAGCGGAGAGGTATCTGCAAAGAGCGAGAGCCGTTGGAATGTCGGAGACGAAGTAGAGTTCGAAGTCACCCCCTCGAAGTGGGGAGATAAGATGCGACTGACGAAACCGGGGTTCACTCCGAATCAATCTAAGGCGAACAACCCAGAGATTCAAAAGAGGATCGACGCAAGTTGGGCAATTGGTCACGCCATCAACCAAGAGAGCGACCCCGAGAAGATTCTCGAAGCGGCTGAGTTCCTCTTGTCTATCCGTTCAACTTTAATCTCAAAGCTATGAATTGGACACTTCAAGAAGACAGACAACTCGTTGACACGATCAACCGCAACATCTACCGAGACAGCAAGCGTCCCATTCAGTGGAAGAATATTCGACCGATGGAACGACACACAGTGGCGGGGATGCAAACGCGATGGGCAAAGTTTATTCAACCCGATTACAACTTCAACGGCTATCGATACACGCCTAAGAAGAAATCGTCCAAGAAGAAGGTGTTGAATAAGCGAATCAAAGTCTCACGCTCGTTCCTTTGGGGAGCGGTAAAGGTTACGCGGTATGAATAATATAAAGCTTTTTATCGTTAGGAACTACGGTTCTACATTGACAGCAGCAAAGACGCTGGATGTCACACCCAACACCGTTCGTAATTGGTGCGGACGCAATCCCCGTAATATCCTCAAGCACCTCCCAGAAATATCTGAGACGTGTGGAGCGACATTTGCGGAGATCGTCGAAGAGGTTTTGATATGTGAAAGAGAGGGGGTCGAATGACCCTTTCTTTTTCCTCATTAACTTTGACGGAATGAACGGAATATGGATACCTCAGGAGATTTGGTTGTTGGATGACCTCTCTCCCATGCAAAGAATTCTCCTCTCTAAAATTCACGCGCTCAGTCACAAAGACGGGTCGTGTTGGGCGGGAGATGACTTCCTCGCTGAGTCTCTTGGGGTCTCTTCTCAGTATATCCGCAAGATGCGCAAAGACCTTTGCGAGACCGAACACATCAAATGCGAAGGGTACGGTCACCGAAGGAAGATGATGGTTCTCGTAGAAGCAACAATCGGAACAAGCAACGATAGGAACAAGCAACAATCGTTGCAAGAAGAAGCAACTATCGTTGCAAAAGTTGCAACTACTGTTGCAAAAGAAGCAACTACAGTTGCGCAGAGTATAGAGAAGAGTAAAGAAAAGAGTAAAGAGTTAGTGAAGAGAGTACGTTTCAAGGAACCAAGTTTGGAAGAAGCGATGAATTCGTTCGAACTTGCGGGTTCATCTCGCGACGAAGGCGAGAAATTTTGGAACTACTACGAATCAAACGGATGGAAAGCCGGCAGAAACAAAATGAAGAACTGGAATGCTGCCGCGCGAAACTGGATAAAACGAAGCAATGAATTTACAACAAACAAAAAAGCAACTCCAAAGCAACCGAGCCAAGACCAGCTTACAGCATATCTCAAGCACGGGCATTTATAAACCCACCAACGAACAGGCGTGGGCAGGAACTAACATTTTGACCAGCCGCCGACACCATCCCGAAGAGACCCGGGCGGCAGTCGTGACCATGATCAACAAGACGGTTCAATTCATAGACGCAAAGAAGACCCTTCACTCATTCGAAGACATGGCGCTTTGTGCAGAAACTATCTTCGAAGTGTTCCCGGTTTTGAAACTCGAGGAGCTTCGCTTAATTTGCGAGAGGATGAAACAAGGATATTACGGCAATTTCTACGAGCGACTCAAGATTCAGGAGTTTCGCGACTGCATCATCAAGCACGAAGAAGAACGAGCCGCCATCCTTGAACAACAACACAAGACGGTGACACGAGGAGCCGAAGACCCTACCAACGTCCCTGAGTACGATCCCGAACAAGCACGCCTCGAATGGCGCATGAAGAACAACCCCTTCTTGATACCCGGAAAGAATGACAGTAGCGAAAGCGAAAGCGAAGCTCGATAAGATATTCTCCCAGTTCATCCGGCTGCGTGCGGTTAACGATGAAGGGTGGGGAGAGTGCTTCACTTGCGGTCGCTTACGCCATTACAAAAGCGCGGACGCCGGGCATTTCATGGTACGGCAAAAGATGCCCACGCGGTTCGATGAGTTGAATGTCCAATTCCAGTGTAAAGCTTGCAACGGATTCGAAGGGGGAGCACAATACGAATTCGCCAAACGTCTCGACGAACTACACGGAGAAGGGACAGCGGATCGCCTTGTTCGGTTAAGCAACGAAACGAAGCGATTCAGTGTTCACGAATTGGAAGACCTTTGCAAAATATACAAGAAGAAAGTCGATGAACTCAGGAAGTCGAAAGGGTTGGAATAGCTTCTTAACGAAGCATTATTCAAAACTTGTTCGCATCGCTCGACGATGGACGGACAGTCCTTCCGACCTTGTACATCACACATATCTTCGATGTGTAGACAAACGCTTTCCCGATGGGGATAACGACAACCCGCTCGGGTACTTTGTGAAAGCGATGTACACCGAAGCCACACGAGGAAAATTTAAAGACTTATATCACGTCACCGATGCTGACCCCAAAGAACAAACCTTCGAAAGCGATTGGACGAAAGCCATCCAACGCGAACAGATGCAACTCATCCTTGACCGCCTATCGTGGTTCGATAGAACTATCTTCTCTCTATACCTGCAAGGGTGGAACATGGCTGACGTATCTCGACGGTCTGGCGTTGGAGAATCGACCCTTTATCGCTCACTACACATCACCCGAAAAATCCTGAAAGATGTTCTTCGTAACGGCACAAAAGAGGACTGATCGACTTAACATCTGCAACGCTTGCGAACACTTCGTCGAGAAGACCAAGAGTTGCGGAGACCTCGTGACAGAAGCCTTCACCGACTCCAAGTTGTGCGGATGCCATATGCCCACGAAGACCCGTCTCAAGGTTGCCTCCTGTCCTCTCGGTAAGTGGGAAGCAGAAATCAAACAAGCAGACATCGACGCAATCAAGACATTTCTTCAGACAGAGAACCAATTCAGAACAAACGGACAACTCGCGAAGCTCTATTCGAAGGTGACAGGAACGAACACCCAAGCAAGTCAATGCAGTTCGTGTAACCGTCGGATGCTTGCGGAATTACAAAAACTTATAGACGAAACAGAATGAGTTACACTACAACGGAACGCGAGAAGATAGCGGAGAACATCCGGCAATTCCTTAAACAAGACAGGAAAGAGAAGTTTCAACATCAGCATTTTGGAGGAGACCCCTTCCTCGTGAAGCGTGTTCTTCCCATGACACAATATGACAAAGAGACCCTCGAGAATATCGCACGAGATGTTGAGGGTCGTATATTGCACCCATGAGAAACGCAAGAAAAGCTCTCCTCCATGCGAAGAACTTCCTTCTCATCACGGAGAATGACAAAGCAATTCGACTCCATGCCGGGGACGACCCCGCGACTTTACTTCTAACCCTAGCCGTTCATAATGCAGACTTCCGATATACCCTCGAAGCCGTCCTCGATCAAGCCAATGAAACTCTCGGGGATCAAACAAAACCCGACGAACCCTCGGATAATTAAAGACGATAAATTCCAGAAGCTGGTAACCAGCATCAAGGAGTTTCCGGAGATGCTCGAAGCGCGTCCGATTGTTGTCAACCCGGATATGATTGTCCTCGGTGGCAACATGAGGCTGAAGGCAGCCAAAGCCGCAGGACTGACCGAGGCACCCGTCTATGTCGCTACATGGGAAGAAAGCAAAGCGAAGGAGTTCATCGTGAAGGATAACGTCGGTTTTGGCGAGTGGGATTGGGATATCCTCGCGAACGAATGGGACGCAGCAGAACTTGATGAATGGGGTCTTGATGTATGGCAACCCGAAGAAGAAGAAGAGGTCGAAGGATTGACCGACCCCGACGAAGTACCCGAAGCACCGGAAGAGCCAAAGACCAAACTCGGGGACTTGTATATCTTGGGAGAGCATCGTTTGTTATGTGGGGACTCTACGAAGGCTGAGGACGTGGAGAAGTTAATGAACGGAGAGAAGGCGGAGATTGTATTTACTGACCCACCCTATGGTATATCCGTCGTAAAAAATGGAGGAATTGGATCAGGTGGCAAATACGCAAAAAGCGGAAAATATCGGGAAATAATTGGAGATGATGTTCGTTTTGATATTTCTATAATTAGAAGAAATTTTAATTGCAATTTGTTTTTATGGGGAGCAAACTATTATTGTCATGATTTAGAGGAAACGAACTCATGGGTTATATGGCAAAAGATAGAGTCATCATTGACCTTTTCGGATGGTGAAATGGCATGGACGGATTTAAAAACGCCGCTTAGGATTTACAAACATATATGGGCGGGTAGTATGCGTTCGGGAAATCATAAAGACGAGCTGAAAACAAGAGTTCACCCGACGCAAAAACCCGTGACCTTATTTGTGGAAATATTTAATGATTTGATGCCGACAAAAAAAAATATTGTTGATTTATTTCTCGGTTCAGGCTCGACGCTAATAGCAGCAGAGAAAACAAACCGCAAATGTTACGGCATGGAATTAGACCCGAAGTATTGCGACGTTATTGTAAAGCGATGGGAGGATTTTACAGGTAAAAAGGCGGAGCTATGGAAGCCGTAAAAGTGAACAATCGGAACACCAAAAAAGAGCAGATGCTCGAAGCATTGGAGAAGTCGCTCGGTATCGTTTCCACGGCTTGCAAGATGGTAGACGTAGGACGAACGACCCACTACCAATGGATGAAAGAAGACCCCGACTACAAGAAGGCGGTCGACTCAATCCAAGACGGTGTTCTCGACTTCGCAGAATCGCACCTCTACAAACTCGTGAAGGAAGGCAACCCCGCAGCGACGATATTCTTTCTCAAGA